TTCGACCGGCAGGCCAACGAGTGGAAGGACGGCGAGGCCCTGTTTCTCCGAGGCTCCTGCTGGCGTGACTTCGCCGAGCACGTCGCCGGGTCGCTGACCAAGGGCATGCGCGTCGTCGCGACCGGACGCCTGCGCCAGCGGAGCTATCAGGACCGCGAGGGGCAGACTCGGACGGCCATCGAGCTGGAGGTGGAGGAGATCGGGCCGAGCCTGCGCTACGCCACTGCCCAGGTCACCCGGGCCGCCTCGGGGGCCTCTGGCGGCGGCCAGCAGTCCCAGCAGCGCCCGCAGCAGCAGGTCACCGAGGAGCCCTGGGCCACTCCCGGCTCCGCGGCCCCTGACGCCTGGAACGCGCCGCAGAGCACCGCGCCGGTCGCTTCCGATGGGTCCTGGGCACCTGGTGCGCACACCTACGGCGACGACACGCCGTTCTAGACTGGCGACAGCCATTCGACCGGATGCACGACGGCAGGGGAGAGACGAATGAAGGACAAGATCGCAGCGGCCATTGCGTCGCTGATCGACGGCGCGGAGGTGGACGGGCAGAGCCTGAACGCCAATGCCAAGGGGGACGCCCTGACGGTGACGTGGCAGGGTGAGGAGTTCACGGCCCAGATCGGCCAGGTGAACGCCTGATCCCTGACCGCCTCGCGGCCACCTACTCCTCACTGGGGGGTGGGTGGCCGCTTGTGCTGTCCTGGGACGGCACGCCGCACCCCCAGGCCCGACCGCGGGTGACCCGGCACGGTACGTTCAAGCCGGACGCCGCCGACCAGCGCGAGCTGCGCGCGATCATCGCCAGCCAGGTGCCTGACCCCTTGGAGGGTTCCCTGATCGTCGCCGCCGCGTTCTACCTTCCCGACCTGCGTACGCGCGACACCGACAACCTGATGAAGCACGTCCTGGACTCGGCCAACACGGTCCTGTTCAAGGACGACCGCCAGGTGACCGCCCAGGTGGGCTACGTCGAGCTGGACCGAGAAAAGCCCCGCACCATCGTGATGGTCGGGGCTGACGTTCTCACCTCGGTGAGGCGCTAGTCGTCGGAGCGCAGCGCGTCGCGGATGGTCGGCCGGGACACCTTGGCCTCGGCCTGCACCTCATCCCAGGTGCGTCCGTCCACGCGGACGCGCTGGCGGATCAGCTCGCGCTGGCGGGCGCGGTCGGTGGCCTGGGCGGCGTTGCGCTGCGCGATCCGCTGCGCGATCTTCTCCAGCTCGGTCATGGGCATGGTGGCAGTGTAGCAACAAACTACGGTTTGCGCCTAAACCACCTCGGGTGTAGAGTCTCTACCAAAAGACGGCCAAGACCACCGAAAGGACACGCAAATGGCCCTGATCGCATACGAGGACTGGAACCCCTCGGAGAAATCCCGATCCATCATCCGACTGGCTAACGGCATCTGTCGGGAGTACGCCGCCCAGGGTTACGACCTCACCCTGCGCCAGCTCTACTACCAGTTCGTGGCCCGGGGGTACATCCCGAACAACCAGCGGAGCTACAAGAGCCTGGGGAACACCATCGACCGGGCGCGCAAGGCTGGGCTGATGGACTGGCGTTTCATCGTGGACCGCACCCGCAACCTGATGGGGTACACCACGTACGAGGACCCCGCGGGCATCGTGGAGGCGATGGAGTCCGACTACCACGTGGACCTCTGGGAGGGTCAGGACTTCCGCGTGGAGGTCTGGGTGGAGAAGGAGGCCCTGGCGGGCGTCGTCGCTCGCGCCGCACTCTCTCGCGGCGTCGATTACTTCTCGTGCCGTGGCTACGTTTCCCAGAGTGAGCTGCACAGCGCTGCGCTCCGGCATCGTCGGTATGAGCGCGAGGGCCAGGACGTGGTGGTGGTTCACCTCGGCGACCACGACCCGAGCGGCATCGACATGACGCGCGACATCCAGGAGCGCCTGGCCCTGTTCGGCGCACACAGCGAGGTCCGGCGCATCGCACTGAACCGTGACCAGATCGACCTCTACAACCCGCCGCCGAACCCGGCCAAGCTCACCGACAGCCGTGCCAAGGGCTACATCATGGAGCACGGCAAGAGTTCCTGGGAGCTGGACGCGCTCGACCCCGACACGCTGGCCACCCTCATCACGGACGAGATCGACCGGCACCAGGACGCGCATCTGTACGGCGCGCGGCTCAAGCTCCAGAACGAGGGTCGCGAGGAGCTGGCCAAGGTCGCCGAGAACTGGTCCGAGGTCGCCGACTTCCTCCGGGGTATCTGATGGCAGGCGGGCGGGTGTCTGACCCGCGCAGGGGGCGCAAGCCCAAGGCCCCGCCCGCCGAACCCCCGCGCGATGAGGGGTTCCACTACCGGACCCGGGCGACGCAACCAGGGCCGTTCGGCGACACCGAGGAGCCCTGGGAGGGTCCACTCCCGGACGTGCTCAAGCGCGCGGAGGCTGACGACGCGGCGGGCATGGCACCCGTGATCGAGTACCGCCTGCCAGGGGCTCCATGGATGCGGTGGCGTCGGCCCCTACTGATCGAAGACCTGGCCCGGCTCGGGCTCGCACACCAGAAGGACGGATCGAAATGGCAGATCACGCAAGAGGGGCAGCGGCGCTTGGCGCTCGCGGCGAAAGGCGAGCTGCCGCCCAGCGGGTGGGTGCGCGCGTCATCATCGTGACCCGCAGCCGGGACGCCGCCCGCGACTTCGCAGTGTCCCGGAAGATCGACCGGTGGATATGGCCGCGCGGCCTGTCCGACCTCGGCGGGCTCTACCAGGCCACGCTCGTGATGCTGCCCGACTGGGGCCTGCATCCCGCCTCCGCGGACCTCGCGGAATACTTCGCGGCCCGCTTGCGGATGGCCCAAGTAAGCCACTAAACTGACTAAGCATCCACCCACCCCGAAAGGACCCCCCCATCATGCCGTTCGAGCCCCACGAGCTGGACGCCATCAAGCAGGCCGCAGCCGTCGCAATCGCCGACGCGGGCAGCTCGCTGATGGTCCTGGCCCCCGAGCGCCACGCACTGGCCATCGCCGTGCTGGAGGCCATCGACCGAGCTGCCGAAGACCCCACCGACCCCCGCCCCTTCGCCCCCGGCCGGAAGGTCCGCGTCAAGGGGACCGGCATCCCCGGCGTGGTGGTCCGCACCGTCGAGGACGCAGGCGAGCTGCACACCGTCGTCGTGCGCCTGGCCCTGGAGGAGCTGGAGGCCGAGACGCCTTTCAGCCCGCGCGAGCTGGAGGTGATCGAGTGATGTTCGGCATCATCATGGCCCCCGCCCCGCGTCCTCGCCGCTGGTGGCAGCGCAAGCCGCGCCCGACGCTCCGCGAGATCGGCGTGGCTGTCTCGCAGCTCCAGCGGGCCGAGGGTCGGGCGATCCACGGTCAGCGCGACGGCTGCCTGGGGCACATGGTCGAGGCCCAGATGACCCGGGGCATGTTCGCCCGGGTGGTCCCTCGCCACCTTCTCGCCGATCCCCAGTGGCGGCACGAGCACATCGAGGCCCCCGGCGTCCGCATCCAGGCCCGCGTCGAGGAGTTCTGGGCGCGCCGCGAGGGCGACGAGTCATGACCGCCGTCGTCGTCTTCGCCAAGGACTACGCCGCCGCCGCGACGGCCGCCGCGCAGCTCGGGCTCGGGCAGGACTGGGTGTACCCCCACGACCCTGACCGACTCCGCGGCATGGCCATCGACCGGGTGGTGTGGGTCGATGGCTGGGAGGCATCCCGGGCCATCACTCCCCAGGCCGGTGCCGTCGCCATCGCCCGAATGACCGCCAACGCCTCCGAGCGCTTCGTGCGCCTCCAGGCCCCGCAGTCGTTCCCCTCGCCCTTCGTGGAGACGGTCGCCCCGGTCGCCCGGAACGTCCAGCACGGCCAGGGACGCCGTCGCCGGGGCATCCTCCCGACCGGCTACGAGTGGCTATGGGTCGCCACCATCGGCGCTATCGCATCGACCATCGTCCTCTGGGCGCTCAGCCTGACCGGAGTCCTGTCGTGAAGCGGTCCCAGCTCGCCGGAGTCGTGGCCATGGCCGTGCGCGACGCGCTGGGACGCTATGGCGGCCAGACCGACCTCCAAGCCACGCCCCGCCACCTCCCCGAGCGCGGCTACGGGCTCCAGGTTTCCGGCCTTATCGACATGGACCTGCTGGGCGAGAAGGCCGCGGAGCAGATCATGGCCGTGATGGTCCGGGACCATCCCGAGATCATCGACCCCGAGCTCGAACCCCAGCCCGCCTGGGATGACTTCTAAGCACTTCCCCGAAAGATCAGACCACTGACCCCGAAAGGATCACACCATGAGCACCACCGACGAGACACCCCTGCACACCCAGTCGCGCATTCGCGAGATGCTGAGCAAGGCGCAGTCACCCACCGAGGCCATCGGCCAGGGCGTGGGTGCCGCATCCGTCTGCTGGGAGTACCCCGAGCGCGCCGGACTGTTCGACAGCGACCGCGCCACGATCCTGGCCCGGGAGCTGGAGAACCGCCTGGAGGAGTTGGCTGAGGCAGCCCCCAAGGGGCCGACCGGCGACATCCTGCACGAGATCGGCCTGGAGCGCGCCAACCAGCATCAGCAGGGCTACACCCCCGAGCACGACGACAGCCACGGGTTCGAGCACATCCTGGAGCAGGCCCGCCTTCGCATCCGGCGCGGGACCCTCAAGACCCGTGACGACCTGGTGGAGGCCGCCGCCTGCATCGTCGCCTCCATCGAATGGATGGACCGTGCGACCGCCCACGAGGTCGCACAAGCGGCAGCAGCCCGGCTCTGAGCCCCACCCAGACGCCAGGTAACCCAGCCTGGTCCCCCCAGGGCCACCCAAGGGGCCCAGAGAGCCCGTCAGCACCCCACTGGCGGGCTCTCGTCATACACTGAGCCCAGCGCGCGACCGGGAGCCGCGCACCAGGAGGCATCACAGTGGCGGGAACCACACGGCGAGACGAGCTAGAGCCGGGCGAAGCGCGCGAGATCGCAGCAGCAGCCCGAGCCGGAGGCGGCGACCCCGCGCCCGAGAGCAGCCAAGCTCAGGATGACGAGTTCGACGCGGCGGCTCCGGGCGCGAACCAGTCCAAGGCCAAAACGCGCGCGAGCCGAACCGCTCCGCTGACGGCCGCCACCAAGGCCCGCATTCGCAAGCTCGCTCGTGAGGGGAAGAGCCGCAACGCCATCGCCCGTGAGGTCGGTGTGGGAGCCGCGACCGTGACCCGTGTGTGCCAGTCCGCCAAGCCCCCGATCTCGTTCGACCGCACCGCGACCGCTGCCGCCGTCCAGGCCAAGGGGATCGACCTCAAGGCCGCTCGGGCTGAGCTGTCCGGCAAGGCCATCGATGAGGTCCGCCGCCTGTTCGATCTGATGACGACGCCGCACGAGGTCATCCACTGGGACAAGGACGGCTTCATGCATCGAGGCGAGATCGAGCGGCCCACCTCGGGCGATGTGAAGAACTACGCCACCGCCATCGGCATCCTGACCGACAAGCACCTGGCGCTCGTGAAGCACGACGCCGACGCCCGCGATGTGCCCGCCGTCGATAAGTGGCTGCTGGCCATGGGCGTGGGCGCGGTCGAGGCGTAAACTGGGGTTCACCACTGAACCGAAAGGCCCGACCTATGACCACGCTTGCACGGCCCACAGATGAGGCCGTTTCCCACTTCGTCCGAGGGTTCAAGCCCGGCGCTGGATCGGCAGGCCACCGCGGCCTGGACTACGGATGGAAGACCCACGACGACATCGAGGTGAAGGCCGCCGCCGATGGCGTCGTGTCGTTCATGCAGTACGGCTTCCCCGACAACGGCGACGGCGGCGGCGACGGCTGGGGCAACTACGTGAAGGTGAACCACGGCCACGGCATCGAGACGGGCTATGCCCACCTCAAGCGGGGCTCGATCATCGTCAACAGCGGCGACAAGGTGAAGGCCGGGCAGGTCATCGCCCTGATGGGCAACAGTGGCTCGTCGGGCGGCCGTCATCTGCATTTCGAGCTGTGGCTGAACGGCACCCGCGTGGACCCCGAGCCCTACCGGACCCGCGACCTCCCCGGGCTCGCAGCTCCCGCAGGCTCGACCCCGGCGCTGTCCGACATGCAGCGCGTCTTCTCCGCGTACACCTTCCGCCGCGAGGCCCCGAGCGCGTCGGCCGCCAAGATCATCGTGGATGGCAAGGACGGGGTGGACGCTGGCGAGGTCGGCAACTTCACCCACTGGACCCACGGCGAGAACGTCAACGGGTCCGACATCTGGCTCAAGGGCGTGTCGGGCGGCTGGTTCCACTCCTCGGGGCTCAAGGACGGCACCAACACGCGAGGGCTCCAGGAGGTCCTGCCCGCGGGCGCGAACATCGCCCCGTACCAGCGCATCGTCCGGTCGGCCACCCTCAACGAGCGCCGAGAGCCCACCACCCAGAGCGAGCTGCTGCGCACGTTCAAGGCGGGCGAGGTCCTGGACTTCAAAGCGTGGGCCCGCGGCCAGGTCGCGACCATCGAGGGCGTCACGTCTGACATCTGGGTGCAGGGCCGCTACGCAGGGACGTGGTTCAACCTCGCCGGGTTCACCTCGCAGAGCGTCGAGGGCCTGGAGGAGTACAAGGCCCCCAGCACGCCGACGCCGACGCCCACCACGCCGACGCTGCCGACGACGCCCGCGAACCCGGACAACCCCAAGGGGCTGCCGACGCGGACGCCGACCTACCCCGGTGCCGCGTTCGCCCTGGTCGCTCCCCTCGGCGTGAACAGCTCGCGCCGGACCAAGGGCGTGCCGCCCGAGCCCGTCCCCTCGGTGGGCATCGACCGGTTCATCGTCCACCACACGGCGACGACGCAGGACCAGCTCGCCTACTTCTCCGAGTCGAACGACCGGGGGAGCTGCCCGACCTGGTACATACGTGCCGATGGTCAGGTCATCGAGCTGATCGAGCCTGCCGCCAAGCCCGCCGCCAGCGGGTCCGGCTGGAACTATCGGAGCGTGGCCGTCGAGACGCTGAACACGACCGGCGCACCCGAGTGGAAGGTGGCCGACGTTCAGGTGGAGGCCATCGCTCAGGCCATCGCCTGGCTGGCCTCACTCGACGGCAAGGACCTGGGCGGCATCCCCGTGCGGTTCAAGATCGACCGGGAGCACGTCATCAGCCACCGCGAAACCGGGTTCGCCACCGAGTGCCCCGGGCCGACGCTCCAGGGCATGCTGGACACGCTCGTGGCGCGCGCCCGGACCATCTACGCCGAGAAGTACGCTCCGGCCCCCAGCGAGCCCCAGGAGCCGCAGCCGGAGCCCGAGACGGCCACGGGCATCATCGCGGCCATCCAGGCGCTCCTGGGTCGTCTGGCCGCGCTCCTCGGCCGCAAGTAATCCCGTGTGGTCATGCCGGGTGGTGTAGTGCTAAACTGCCCGGCATGACCGCCACCCCCGATCCGATAGACGCCCTGTTGCATAGCATCCTCACGATGCAGGCCGCCGAGCATGAGCGCCTGACCGTCCCCGCCCCCAGGCTCGACCGCATACGCGAGGATGGCCTGCGCTGGCCATTCGACGCCGACCGTTCGGGCACGATCATGGGGATGCCGTTCTTCACGAGCGAGCACGTAGAGCCCGGGGAGTTCCTGGTGTTCCAGGCGGGCGAGGACGGCATGGGCATCCCTCGCCCGGCTCGCATCCACGTGCATCCCCGAACGGCCCACCAGCTCCTCCTGAGCCTCCAGCGTGGTGTCCGCATGTCCGACATCGACGTGCAGCTCGACGCGAGCCTGTGGTGGCAGCGCGAGCGCATCGAGGCAGCCGGACGCCGCGCTGAGATCAAGCTGGACCAGATGGCAACGCAGTTCCGCAATCGCGCCGACGCCCGCGCCGAGGCGTTCGACCACCCGCGCGAGCACTTCATGATCCGCGACGAGCTGCGCCTGATGTCGCTCTGCATGGAGTGTGATTACGAGATCACCGACGAGTCGGCGGCGCACCTTGGGCTGCGGGTGATCGTATGAGCGGCGAGTGCCCCCAGCCCTGCATCCACCTCTCGCAGGAAGACGCACGCGAGGGGCGCACGTGCCCCGAGCACCCCTGCACCTGCACGCCAGACCTCGCCCACCAGTTCCAGGAGTACACCGACACGACGGCCGCCTACGAGGCGGGCGAGGACGTAGTGCCCGGCGACTGCTGGCGCGCCTGCCTCGCGTCTCTCCTGGAGGTGCCTATCGCCGAGGTGCCGCACTTCATCCACCTGTACCCCACAGAGCCCGATGCTGAGGTTACGCCAGAGGAGCTGGCGCAGCGCGAGGTGGACGGGCCGCCATGGTGGCGCGCGTCCGTCGCATGGGTGCGGGAGCAGCGTCCCGGCTGGACCATCGCCGCTTGGGACCGCCCCGAGCCCTGGGTGCCGCTGATGCCGAAAGTGCTGGAGATCGACGGGGTGCCGCTGACCGCTCGCGAGATCATCACCGCCCCGAGCCCGCGCGGCGCATGGAATCACTCGGTGCTGGTGGACGCGCAGACCGGCGAGCTGGAGCACGACCCGTTCCCGGGCGGCCAAGGCGTCCTGCCCGGCCCCGGCGACCGGGTGGCGCTCGTTCGAGAGGAGTGGCTGTGAACGGCCACGCCTGCCGCTCCTGCGGCCACCGGCACCCCGTCGATGGCGCGTGCGTTCACCCGATCACCGCCGACGCAGCACGCGCTCGGATGAGGGACTTGGCCGCCGCGACCTCTGCGACCCAGGCCCGAGCCCGCGCCGCCCGTCTGCGGGACGACGCCCGGGACGCCTCGCGCGCCATCAGCCGGATGCTCGCGGCGACGGGTGCCATCGACCCGGCCGAGCGCGAGGAGCTGGAGGCCGCCCTGGCCACCATCGAGAGAGTAGGGATGCGATGAGTAACCGCAGAGAGCTGGCCAAGGCCCGCCGACAGCTGCGCCTGGCGCAGGAGAATCTGGTGGCCATCGAGTCGCTGCCGCGACGGCGGGGCGCTCGCGTCCAGTGGTCCAACGGCGTCATCTGGACCCGCATGGGAGATGACCAGTGGCAGCCCCTCAGCTCGGATGGGGAGACTATTGGGCCGCTCCATCCGTCCGAGCACGTCGCATCATTCGGGTGGGTGGCGCTGTGACCTGGCAGCAGCTCGTGAGGCTCGCGTGGTGCGAACTGTTCGGCCACGCCTGGATGATCGTGATGCCCATGGGTGGCCGGTCGCATTTCGAGTGCTCGCGCTGCGGCAAGCGCACGGATCAGGTGGAGTCATGACCACGGCCGAGGAGCTGGAGGCCGCGCGTCTGGATGTGGAGCGCGCTATCGAGCGCTGGGCTCAACTCCGGGCCGCGCACGACGATGAGCAGCGCGAGGAGGGGCAGGCGGAGAATGGCCTGGTGGCCGTGACGGCCGCCGTCTGGGCCGCCGAGTGCGCGAGCATCAGCCCCGACCTTGACGGCTACTCGCTGCGCTGGGTCGGTGTGCCGAGATCGCAAGGGGTCAGCGCCAGCGCCGGGCTTGGGCTCTACATCACCAAGGCGTACACGTGAGCCGCCCCTGCCCCTCGGGGAAGGTCGAGCACGCCAACCTCCGAGCTGCGCACGGTTCGGCTCACGCCTTCGCCATCCAGCTCAACGCCGAGGGCAAGCTGGCCCCGAGCCTGTACGTCTACCGCTGCCCGGACTGCCGTCGTTGGCACGTCACTAAGCGCGCGTCATGGGACGGGGTGCCGAACCACCTGGCGTGGGAGGCGGCACCCGAGGAGCTGCAACGGTGGGCTATGCCAGAAAGTGTTAGACAGTCTCCGGTTTAGTGCTACACTGGACGACATGAGCACGCACGCCGCACCTGAGATCACCGTGGGCCAGGCCGTCAAGTTCGAGGGTCGCCCCGCCGTCGTCACCGCATACGAGCCGCGTGGCGGCATCGTCACTCTGACGAGCTACACCGGCACGCACATGGTCGGCCGCACCCACCCCGAGCTGGAGGTGGCGGCATGAGCGCCGCCGAAGTCGTCCGCACGATCCTGACCGGGGGCAACCTTGGCCAGCGAGCCCTGGAGGAGGCGGCCGTGTGGGCCACTCTCGCGGTCGCTGAGGCCCTGGAGGGCCGCCAGGCACCTCCCACCCCTACCGAGTCCCCCGAGGACGCTGAGGCGCGCGAGACGGCCGACTGGATGGCCAGCAGCATCGACCTGAACCGGGATGCGTACACCATCACGGGCGCGGCGTTCGGACGGCCCCACCGGCCGACCATGGCTCAGGTCATCGAGCGGGCCTACCGGCTCGGGCACCAGGCCGGGCGCAAGGCCCCCAAGATCGTGAGCCGCTGCCAGCGCTGCGGATCGGACATCCGCGAGGATGAATCCACGTCACCGGACGGCACTGCGCATCTGGACTGCTGGGCCGAGTCATGACGGACGCGCCCCACGGCACCGAGCGCCGCTACGGCCAGGGGTGCCGTGAGGCGTGCTGCCGCCAAGCTCACCGGGACTACTGCCGGAGCCGCCGCGAGCTGCGCCTGGCGAGCATGCCCGAGTGGATGCACGGCACGCCGAACGGCACGAAGAACTACGGGTGTACGTGCGAGCGCTGCCGGGCGGCGAACACCGCCGACTGTAGGCCGCGGGTGCGCGCATCGCGAGAGAGGACACGGACATGATGGACCGCTTTCGAGAGTGGTTCTACGAGCCCCCCGAGTGGTTCCTGAGCTTGGCCACCGTCGCCTCTGCGCTGGGCATGGCCGCTGGCATCGGCCTGATGCTGTGGGGCGTCCTCCAGGGGTTGAGGTAGTTCACCGGTAGACTGCCCGGGTGGAGATCGAACCGCTTGAGGGCAAGGCTGCCAAGGCCGTCCTAGTCCCCCCGGGCTGCAACCTGGTGATGTTCGACGGCGCGGTGCGATCCTCCAAGACAATCAGCAGCCTGCTGATGTGGACGCGCTACCTCATCGACGGCCCCGAGGGCTCCCTGGTGCTCGTCGGCCGGACGGAGACGAGCGCGATCAACAACGTGGTGCAGCCGCTCATCGACATGCTCGGGCCGCAGCGCGTCGTCCTGAACCGCGGCCTCGGAATCGTGACCATCATGGGCCGCCAGGTGTCGATCTACGGCGCGAACGATGCCGCCGCGTACACCAAGATTCAGGGCCTCACGCTGGCGGGCGCGTACGTCGATGAGGGCGCGGTCATTGCCGAATCGTTTTTCAACATGCTGCGCTCGCGCCTCTCGGTCGCGGGCTCGATGTTGTTCCTGACCTGCAACCCCGAGGGTCCGAAGCACTGGCTCAAGGTGAACTGGCTAGACAAGGCCGAGTGGCACCTGGACCGCGACGGCAAGCTGCACCACTTCACGAAGTGGGAGAAGGACCCCGACGCCGACGACGGCCGCCGCCCCGTCCACCAGCCCATCTGGCGGGTCACCTTCCTGCTGGACGACAACCTGGCTCTGGGGCGCAACAACCCCCGATTCGTGCAGCAGCTCAAGTCCTCCTGGCCCAAGGGGTCCGTGTTCTATCGCCGGTACATCCGCAGCGAGTGGGTCAGTGCCGAGGGCTCGATCTACAGCATGTTCGATGAGACGCGAAATGTGATCCCCCTGGGCGACGTTCCCCGCGGCGGTCGGCTGCTGATGGTGGCCCTGGACTACGGCACCACGCACGCGACCCGCGCATACGCGCTCGCGCTCGTGCATATCGACGGCGAACCCACCCTGGTCGTGGTCGATGAGTTCGCCCCCGAGAGCGCCACTGTCGGCGAGCATGCCCGCCTGTTCTCGGCGTGGCTCGACGGCATCCACCAGGAGTGGGGTGATTGGGAGTGGACGGCCATCGACCCGGCCGCCGCGACGTTCAAGACCGAGCTATTCAACATGGGCCGCCAGGACGTGATGAACGCGCACAACGCCGTTGTGTCGGGCATCCAGACCGTGGCCAGCCTGTTCTACTCCCGCCGCCTGCGGATCGTGCGCGAGCGCTGCCCCAAGCTGATCGAGGCCATCCCCGGCTACATGTGGAGCACGAAGGCCACCGAGAAGGGGCGCACCGAGCCGGTCAAGGAGAACGACGACGAGGTGGACGCCCTGCGGTATGTTGTCTACACGTCCAGGCGGTATTGGCGGGATTCGATTCCACTGGCTCCGATAGCTTCATCTGACGAGGAGGACCAGGCCGCATGACTGCGCTCCTGCCCGCCGACCGCACCGAGTGGCCCCCGGCCGCGGTGGCCACGCGCTACCGCAACATGGAGCTGCCAGAGGCGTGGTACGTGGGGGACCCCAACCGCCTGCGCCGGGCCTACGCTCGCAACCGTATCGCCGCGCGCACCACCCTGCGCCCCGGTGGCGGCGTCGCGTCGGCGCGCTCGATCAGCACTGAGGATTCCCTCTGGGCTCAGGAGGCGTCCGGCGAGCTGGACACCCGCCGTCACCTGCCGGTCGCCGAGGACATCGCCAAGCTGTCCGCCGATCTCCTGTTCAGCGACCCGCCGACCTGGAGCGTTGAGGGTCCCATGGAGCAGGTCGCCGTCACGCTGGACGGCAAGACCCAGACGGTTAAGCGCCCTACCGCCGCAACGCGGGCGGCGCAGCAGCGGCTCGACAAGGTGCTGGACCGCTGCAATTTCCAGGCCACCCTGCTGGCCGCCGCCGAGATCGCCGCCGCGCTCGGCTCGACCGGTCTGCGCATCGCCTACGACAAGGCCAGCCCCGCCATCGGCATCCGCGAGGGCAAGCCCGGCTCGGGCCGCCCCGTCATCACCCGTGTGGACGCTGACGCCGTGATCCCGCACTACCAGTGGGGGCAGCTCGTCGGCGTCACGTTCTGGCGCGAGGTGCAGCGCAGCGGCTCCGACGCCATGGCCGTCGTCTGGCGGCACCTGGAGGTCCACGAGGGCGGCAAGGTGTATCACGCGCTCTACGAGGGCACGGGCGACAACATCGGCGAGCGTAAGCCTCTGGACGCGCATCCCGCGACCGCGCGCCTGGCCACCCAGGTGGACGAGGAGGGGGCCATCGTCATCGACGCCAGCGGCGGCGCGACGGCCACCAGCATCCCCAACATGCTCCCGGACCCGCTCGACCGCCAGAGCTACGCCGGACGCTCCGACCTGACGCCCGCCGTCATGGACGTGCTCGACGCGCTCGACAAGGCGTACACCCAGCTCATGGACTCGGTGGACGATGCGAAGTCGCGCCTGATCGTCGCGCGCTCGATGCTGGAGAACAACGGCCCCGGCAAGGGGCAGAGCTTCGACCTGAGTCAGCGCCTGTTCGTCAAGGTGAACGTCCCGCCCTCCGAGAAGGAAGGCGGCGGACTGCCCATCGAAAAGGTGCAGTTCGAGATGCACGTCGAGGAGTACCTGGCGCTGATTGACGCGCTCCAGTACAAGGCCATGGACGCCGCGGGCTACAACCCGAACACGGAGCGTGAACAGGACGGCTCGGCGATGACGGCAACCGAGTTCGCCGGGCGCAACCGCAAGTCGATGACCACCCGAGACAAGAAACTGCGCTACTGGCAGGGCGAGCTGTCGAGCCTCCTCACCACGCTGCTGGCCGTCGATGTCGCGAACTTCGGGCCAATCTACGAGGAGATCGACGGCAACATGGTGCCCGTCCAGGCGTTCCCCGTCTCGGTCACCTTCCCCGAGGCTGTGCAGCCGACGCTGCTGGAGCTGGCCACGACAGCTCAGGCCCTCCAGGCGGCCAAGGCCGCGAGCACCTGGGTGCTGGTCAAGCTCGTGCATCCCGACTGGGACGACCAGCAGGTGCAGGAGGAGGTGGACCGCATCGCCGCGCAGGCGTCCGTGGTTGATCCCGTGTCTTTCGGTACAGGTGGGTTCGGCGTCGGCGCTGGTGATGGCGCATGACCGAGGCAGAGAAGGAGCGTCAGCACACGGTCGGGGGGCTGTCTGAGCGGCAGCTCTCGGTCGCGCTGCTGGCCAAGTACATCGCCCTGACCCTCTATGGTATCTGGGCGGCCATCGTGGAGATTCCGACCATGGCCATCGTGGGCTCGCCGCGGTTCGCGATCACCTGGGCCATCCTGGTGGCCGTCTTCGCCGCCATCGCCGCATTCGGCGTGATGCGCACCTGGACGACGCTCCGCAGCCGCGTCGAGCGTGTGGCCACGGCGTCGTTCATCATCACGTTCATGTCGTACTCGACAGCCCTGGTGGTCCGTGCGATCCAGTCCGGCGACTGGTCGCCCGCCCCCCTATCCCTGATCCCGCTGGCGGTCTGCGTGCTGCCGACGATCCGTTTCTACTCCCTCGGGGGGCGCTCCTGGAAAGGGGGCCGCAGTTGACCGGCGAGCTGATCGCAGCCGCCCAGGCCGGTGATGGCGCTGGGCAGATATGGATTTACCTGGGCGGTGTGGGCATGGTTGTGCTCGGCTGGGTCGGGTCCATCATCGTCAAGAAGTTCCGCGAGCCGACCCGCATCGAGACGATGTGGGAGCGCCTGGACTCCCTGACCAAGACGCTGCACGGCGACCCGAACGATGCGAACGCGCCCGGGGTGCTCGTCCGCCTGGAGAAGTCCGAGAGCCGCAACAAGACCATGGGGCACATCATCGCCTCGCTGGTCCGCCAGTGGCCCGCGGATCACGTGCCCCACCTGAACCCCGACTGGCTCGCCGATCTGGACGAGGACACTATGCCGCTCGATCACCCGTGGCGTGTTCGGCCGTAACGGTTTGCATCTAAACCAAGATGGTGTAGAGTCCCTAACATGAACACGCACCGCATCCCCACCCACGTCATCGCCAAGGCCGCCATCACCGTCTCGGCCGCCACCGTCCTGGTCGCCACGTTCGCCATCGGGGCCGCCTCCGGTCGCGCCGAGGTCCGCGCCGAGGCACCCGAGCCCGCGCCGACCGTCACCCACGTGGTGCCCGCCGAGAAGGACACCGCGTGCGCCGAGGCGTCGCAGGGGCTCGATGAGTACGCCCGCCGTGTCACCGAAAGCATCATCGGCCCGATCCTGTTCCAGGGCGGCGACCCCGCCGACGTGAAGTACAAGCGCGTGCTGGCCGAGGCCATGGAGGGCTATCAGTCGGTCTACTTCGACGCGATCCGCCGCTGCGACGGCCTGGAGCCGATCACGTTCGAGAGCGCCGAGTGATGCGCGTTCCGATCATCGGCGGCCCGCACGACGGGGCGTATGCGATCATCTCGAACCACGCCGCCGAGGGCTCGCGCGCGCAGGTCGGTAAGACCCTCTACACCGTCCGCCGCCCGTTCGGCCAGGGGCCGCATCTGGGCTACGCCGAGCCCGTCGCGGATCACACGGATGGGGGTCTGTGATGGTTCAGCGACTCGACATCGTGAAGCTCGGAGCGACGGCGCAAGAGCGACACACGGTGGTGTCTCACCCGGTCGGAGGTCGGGTGTACGTCAAGCAGCTCACCACCGGCAAGGTCCGCGAGGTCGCCGTCGAGCGATGCATCGTGACCGGGCACGCTGAGGACTACCAGCACGCGACCGTGGCGACCGGTTCGACCGATCCGGACCTGGACGACTGACCACCCCAGGCGTACCATCCCGGCCATGCAGAACGAGCTGCACTGATGGACCCGACCCCGCCCCCGCGATTCGAGCCGAACCCGAGGGGCCTGCACACCCGACGCAGGAGACGCATCATGGACCCCGAAAGCGACCAGCAGGACAACGCATCCCCGTACTGGACCGAGGCCGACTGGCAGGGCGTGCGATCCCGCGCTGGCCTCGCCGATCCGAGCCCCGACTGGATGCGCTGATGACATACGCCTGGCCGAGTGCTTCCACGATTCACCCGATGCGGTGCGTCGGCGAAACGCGCGCTGGCGAGCGATGTAAGCGCCGCCACTGGATCACGATTCACGAAGCTCCGAACGGATGGCGTTGCCATCACCACAGTAATCTGGGGCGATGATCTCCCCCACTCTCGGCGCGAATCTCGCGGAGCCGGTCGCGGACATCTACCGCGACGCGGAGCTGCGCATCTTACAGCGCATCGCGTGGTCGCTCCAGGCGAACATGGGCGCGTCCGACTGGGACACTCAGCAGCTCATCCGCTTGCAGCGCATCCGTGCCGAGGTCCTGGCCGAGCTGGAGGCGATCAATCCCGCCGCCGCCAAGGTGATCCGCCTGGCCATCGAGAGCGCCTATCAGGCCGGTGGCCTGTCCGCCTTCGCCGACGTGGGCAGCGCCGTGCCGCACATCCCTGCGAACCCCGACCAGCGCGCCGCCGCCGTCGTCGCGTTCGCCGCTGACGCAACCCGGGCTATGGCGTCCAGCCAGGGGGCCATCCTCCGGGCCGTGGACGACGTATACCGCGACGTAATCGCCCGGGTGGCAGCCCAGACCGTGACGGGCGTCATCAGCCGCCAGACGGCCGTACAGAGCGCGCTCGATGACTTCCTGGCCCGGGGCATCACCTACGTGCCGACACGCCGAGGTCGGATGACCCTGGCCGACTACGCGACCATGGCCGTGAGAACCGCCACCGTGCGCTCCGCGATCTCCGGCCAGGTGGACACGCAGCGGCAGATGGGGCTCGATCTCGTCGTGATCCACCCCGGCCCGCGACCGTGCGACATCTGCGACCAGTGGGCGCGCTCGATCCTCACGACCGGCAGCCAGGTCGGCCGCCTCATGCTCGACAACATCGGCGGCCCCGGCATGGTGTCCGTGACCGTCGATGCCACCCTGGATGAGGCGCGCGCCGCAGGGTGGGGCCACCCCAACTGTCGGTGCGGCCTGCACACCTACCTGCCCGGCGTGACACGCCCGGACATCATCGAGCGCCCCGAGTGGGATCAGGCGGGCTACGAGGCCCAGCAGCGCCAGCGCGCCATCGAGCGCCAGATACGCGCCGCCAAGGTGCAGCAGGCCATCGCCGTCACCGAGGAGGAGAAGGCCGAGCGCGGCAAGCGAGTGAAGGCGTGGCAGCGTGCCATGCGCGAGCACCTGGACGCCCAGCCGGACCTCAAGCGCCAGAGCGCGCGCGAGCAGATCACCGGCACACCTGACGCGAACCTCACGCCGTCGCGCCCGCTGCGGCCGACGCCCGACGCACCCAAGCCGCCGACACCCTCGCCGGTCGGCGTGGACGCGCGCGCGATGTCGAACGCCCAGAAGGTCGAGGCGGCGGCGATCATGTACGGCACCGACTCCCGCGAGTACCGCGAGGCCAAGCGGCGCTGGAGCTGAGGATGGAGTGGCCGCCTGGGACTCGAACCCAGATGACGGTATCCGGCTGACCGCGGGACTCACCATGCGCCTGGTGCCCGGGGTAGGTTGCAACGCCCGCCGCGCCTCTGCCATTGAGGTAGCGGCCACTCGATGGGCAGTATAGCAGTAAACCGCGCAGTAAGGCACTAACCTGGCCGGGACAGTCCATCACGAGAGGATCGACACCATGACGGATGCCAGCGGCGCGACGGGATCGGGCCAGGGCACGGGCGGCAGCTCGGATGCCGGACAGGCGCAGGGCGCACAGGCCACACAGGGAGGCGCAGCGGCCGATCAGGCCCAGCAGACCCAGGGTGCCCAGGCGACCGGCCAGGCCGCCACCGGGCAGGCCCAGGGGCAGCAGGCGCAGGCTCAGCCCAGCGAGGGCGACGCCTACCTCGCGCAGCGCTTCCCCGGATTCGCGAACTTCCCGGCCGAGGCGCAGGCCGCGCTCCGGGCGCGCAACGAGGAGGCCGCGCGCTACCAGCGCGAGGCCGGGGACCAGCGCATCAACGCCAAGAACGAGGCCGCCCAGAAGGGTGCTCGGGAGGCGCTGGCGCAGGCGGCCAAGCTCGCGGGCCTGGACATCCCCGGCCTGACCGACGCTAAGGAGGGTGAAGGCGACCCCAAGGCGCTGGCCACCCAGATCACCTCGGTGACGGGCGAGCGCGACACGGCCATGCGGGAGGGTGCCGCGTACCGCGCCGCGCTCCTCGCGATGATGCCGGGCACCGACGCCGAGAAGGCCGACGCGCTCGACTTCCTGGCGTTCAAGCTCCAGCGAGATGCCACCTACTCCGGGGACCCCACGGATTCGGAGTATGGCGCTAAGCTGTCCGCGACGGTCACCAATCTGGTGGCCGCCGATTCGAGGTTCCGGGCGCAGTCGGGCACTGCGCAGACCTCGGGCGTGGAGAACCTTGGCGGGTCCAACGGTCAGAACGCGATCACAAGCGAGCAGTTCAACCGCATGTCGATGGGCGAGCGGCAGCAGCTCAAGACCAACGATCCCGAGACGTATCGCCGTCTCGTCGGCGCGTAAGCGCAGAAAGGCACTCCCATGGCAAACGAGGTCACCACCTCCGCCGATGTCATCGATCCCGAGGTCTGGGCCGATGCCATCGCCCCGACCATCCTGGGCCGCGCCCAGATGGCCAACCCTGCCGCTGGCATCGTCACCATCGACGACCAGCTCGTGGGCACCCCCGGCTCCACGGTCGGTTTCCCGAAGTGGGCCTACCTCGGCGACGCCGAGGACCTGACCGAGGGTGTGGCCATCGAGGCCGACAAGCTCACCCTTACCGAGTCCTTCGCGACGATCAAGGAGGTGGGCAAGGCCGTGGACCTCACGGACACCGCCCGCCTGATCGCCCTGAACGACCCGAACGGCGAGGCCCTGCGCCAGATTCCCGTGACGATCTCCCGCAAGATCGACACGGACCTGATCGCGTCGGCACTCAAGGTGGTCACGGGCTCCTCGGACCCCAAGAACCCCAACACCTCGCCGATGATCGTTCCCGAGGTCGCCCCCTCCATGAGCTGGGACGCCTACGTGGACGCCATCTCGCTGTTCGGCGACGACTACGACCCGAGCGACATCGGCGGCGTGTTCCTGCACTCCAAGCAGTACAAGCAGCTGATGAAGGACGACGATTTCAAGACCGTGGACAAGTTCGGGGCCAACGCCACGATCCTTCGCGGCCAGGTCGGTGCCATCGGCACCGTGCCCGTCTTCCTCACCGACCGCATGCCCGCCATCACGGACGTGGACTCGGGCGCGGCGGGCAACCAGCCGGGCCACCAGGTCCTCATCGTCCGCAAGGGGGCCATCGCGCTCAAGTACAAGCGCCGGCCGGTGGTCGAGACAGACCGCGACATCAAGCGCCGCATCACCTCGCTGGTGGCGACGACCCACTACGCGACCAAGCGCACCGACGACCGCGGCGTGATCGCGCTCGGCGTCGCCGACTGAGGAGGAAACCGCATGGCTCCGATGAACCCCCTGTACGCGCAGGTCCACGGGCTCGATGCCTCGGCCGACCTGGACGACGTGGACGTGGACGCCACCCCGGCATCGGGCGTGACGGTCATCCCCTCGGAAATCCAGGCGGCCGTCGCTGAGGCGAAGGCTCGGCACGCTGCCGAGATCGACGCCATCGTGAACGGATACCCGGCCCCGAACACCTCGGGCGTGGCCAACACCACGGCGGGCTCTCCGAACACGTCGGACGACCAGGCCGATTCCACCGACGCGATCCCCACCGGGGTCGCGGGCGTGAACCCGGGCAACGAGCCCGGCACGTCGGGCACGGACGGCAACGGCCAGGACGAGGGCGGCCCCAAGGCGTCCGAGCTGGACGGCGTGGCAGCCGCCAACGGTGTCACGCCCGCGGCGAACTCCCAGGAGGTCGAGGAGGTGGCCACCGCCACCCCCGAGGTCAGCACCAAGCACGGTGACCTGGAGCGCCCCGGCAAGACCGCCAGCACGGACGACTGGGTGGCCTACGCCCAGGCCGACCCCGAGGGCGAGCCCTTCGACCTCACCCCGCGCACCGGTCTGCGCGACGACATCGCCAAGCACTACCTGGGGGAGTAACCTTCTCCCACCGACAGGGGGCCGGGCTGGACGCAGAACATCGCTCCGGCTCGGCCCCTTCCACGTCTGGAGGACCCATGCCCGTCTACGCCACCGCCGCCGAGCTTGCCACCTACATGGAGCCGGACGCGCCGGAGCCGCCCGCTGTCCCGCGCGCCACCGTGCTGCTGCGCGCCGCCTCTGAGCTGGTGCTGGACGCCACGGCCGCCGCCGTCTACGTCACCGACTCGGACGGCATGCCCACCGAGCTGCACACCCTCACGGCATTCAAGGCCGCGACGATGGAGCAGGCGAGCGCGTGGGCTGCCCACGGCATCGACCCGCGCAAGGGGGCCGCAGGCGTCGGCCGTCGCGTGGCATCCAAGGGCCTCGGGGGCGCGACCGTGAGCTACGTGGCCGACCCGGCCGCCGACACCTACCTGAGTGACCTGGCCAGCGGTGCCGCGCTCGTCACGTCGGCCTGGCGCATCCTCCGCAACGCCGGACTGATCTCCAACCGGGTTGAGACGGGCGCGGGTGGCCACGAGCGATTCAACGTCGCCCAGCGCACCTACGACCCCGTGGCTGGGACGTACACCCCATGAACGCCGCGGAGGAGTGGGAAGAGCTGTTCGCCGAGTGGGGCAATGACGGCGAGGGCAACCCGCTACCGCTGACCGTCCGGACCAAGACGGGCGGCGGCCAGATGGGTGGATCATTCGCGAATCCGCGCAAGCTGCCGGGCCTGCCCCAGGTGCCGGACATCAAGCTGGTGCGGACGGCGGACGGGAACCAGCGGACGGCTCAGACGGCCGTCTACGCCCCGCGGGACCTCGCTGAGCACTTCACCCTCGGGAGCCGCGTTACGCTCGCTGACGGCCGCGAGAGCACCGTCCTGGGGGTGCAGACGCCCGACACCCTCGGACTGTTCGCCTTCGTCATCGTCCGGGTCGAGTGATGGGCGCGGTCTGGCAGGGTGCTGACGCCATGATGGCCAAGCTCCGACAGGTGAAGGAGCGCAAGACGCAGGGGGCTCGGAAGGGCCTCCAGCTCGCGCTGCGCAACGTGCTGAACGAGTCCAACCGCCAGGTGCCCCACGAGGAGGGCGACCTGGAGCGGGATGGCGGTATCTCTATGGAGGGTGACAAGCTCCGCGGGGCGGTGAGCTACGGCCGGAACGAGCAGACGCGCGAGTACGCCGTGGTGCAGCACGAGGACATGACCCTGAATCACGACGCCGGGCGTAACGCCAAGTTCCTGGAGAACGCATTCAACTCGACGCGCGACCAGAACACCGAGATAGTGGCCGCCGCGATCCGGCGAGAACTGGGGGCATGATGCTTCGATCCTTCGAGCTGGACCTGCAACTGGGGGTAGCCAACCTGCTGGCCGACAACCCGGCCGCCAGCGTGCCCCTCTGGAGCGAGTACAGCGCCGTCTGGGATGAAGAGGCCGAGAGCTACGTGCCGAACCCGCCGCGCCCGGCCGACGCCGTGGCCATCTACATCGATTCGTACGACGACGCGGACACCACCGTGGGGCCGTACGTGGTGGTCAGCGAGTACAGCGTGGACGACTCGGATGGCTCGGCACCCGTCGTCGGGGTGCAGTTCACGATCCGCGCCGAGGACATCGCCATGCTCAAGGCGATCACGTCCGACATCTACGCCCTACTGCACATGAGGTGGGGCGGTATGCTAGGCCCCGTCACCCTGGTGACGGCCTCTCGCTCGTCGGGCACGAGGACGGGGCAGGACTCGAGCAACCGGCAGGGCCGGATCGAGAACTACTATCTGCGGGTCTACCGATCCACACCGAACCGGCAAGAGTGAAAGGCACACACATGAGCATCCCCGTGTTCACGCCCCTGGGGGCTAGCACGACCAACCGCAAGTGGGCTCTGGACGTCGAGGACCCGGACGAGCCCGGCGTCTACGTCGGCGTCCGCGGCATGCAGGAGGGCAAGCCGCGCCCGTCCGATGCGACGACCCAGGACGACAGCGACCTGGACGGTGAGGGCTACGGCTCCGACACCGTGACCGGCCTTCGCTGGGGCTTCGACGGCAAGCTGCTGCGCAAGACGGTGCTGGGTGATCGCACGTCGTACGACCGGGGCCAGGAAATCCTGCGCAAGGTCGCGCGCACGGTCGGCGGCATCCTCAAGTTCCGCTACTACGAGATGGAGCCGGACGGCCCCCGAGTCGAGGCGTACGAGGGCTACGGCGTCGTCACCTGGGCACCGGACGGCGGCAACCAGGAGTCCCTGGACTCGGTGGCTTTCTCGGTCAAGGGTCGCGGCAAGCCCACCGAGATCGAGCACCCCGAGGCGCAGGCCGCGGTCCCCGTCGTCACCCGCATCGAGCCCTCGGGTGCTGGTGCTGGCGATCCCGTCGTCATCAAGGGCCACCGCTTCCCGGCTGGCTCCACCGCCGCCTCGCTCGTGAAGTTCGGCGGCACCAACGCCGCCAGCGTCCTGGTGACCGACTCCGAGACGATCCTGGCCACGCTCCCCGCGGGCGACGCCGGGCTCGTCCTGGTCAAGGTCGGCACCGGAGCGGACTACACGTACACGCGCGGCGCGTAGTTCACCGCTACACTGGGGGCGGGGTCCATTCGGGCCTCGCCCCTTCCGCATACCTGGAGACGTGATGCCCGAGCCGATGGACGACCTGTTCAGCTTCCTGGACGACGACGCCCTGACCATCCCCCACCCCATCAAGAGCACCAAGCACCCCGAGGGCAAGGTGTACTCGATCCCCTACCCCGACGCCGAGACGGGCCTGCGGCTGACGGCCCTGGCCGAGATCGGGCGGAAGGTCGAGCAGCGCCGCCGCGGCGACCGGAACGTGAAGATCAGCGCGGCCGAGGCGGGCCGCCTGGTCATGGACGACAAGGATGAACGCGAGTTCGCGATGCAGGTCCTCGGCGAGACGTACCAGGAGCTGATCGATGACGGCGTGCGCTGGCCGATCATCCAGAGGCTCGTCCAGTACGCATACGTCTACTTCGCGATGGGGGCGAACGCGGCCGAGAACGCGGCGCGGGACGGTCTGTTCACGGGGGGAAAAGCGTTCGTCCCGGCGAACCGATCGGAGCGCCGGGCGGCAGCGAGTGGCAAGACTGGAACGCGCCAGACCCAGAAACGGGGCTGAGGCGGTTCGAGGACGGCCCAGCGAGCTCTGGGCCGCGCATCACCTGGTACGACATCCTGCGCGCCTGGGGTGCCGTCGAGCAGGACCTGCACGAGCGCTACGGGATCGACCTTCGCGAGCCCGGGCTGATGCGCTCACGCTCGTGGCGCTGGCTTGAGGTCCGGGTGCTTGGGCTACTATCGGTTGACAGAGGGCCGACCGGACTGGGAGGCTCCCGGCTCCAGCGGGCTCTGTCGCCGACCAAGCACCCCAGCACGCTCCCGGTATTCCTGACCAAGGCACCGGAGAGGTCCGACTAGAGCCGACGAGGGAGGCCCGCACCACATGGCGCTTGATCTCGGCACCCTGACCGGATACCTGGAGTTGAACGATGGCCAGTTTGACTCGGTAATCGACGGCCTGCCGGACAAGCTCTCTGGTGCGGGCGTCCTCATGGGCGTGGCCGCCACGGCAGTGGCCATCGGCGTCGGCGCGGCGCTCTCGAACGGGCTGAATCAGGCCATCGAGCTGGACGACGCACGGCACAAGATCACGGCCCAGCTCGGCCTCACCGAGGAGGAGAGCGCCCGCATCGGCGGCGTCGCCGGAACCCTGTTCACGCAGGCGTACGGCGAGAGCGTCGAGGAGGTCAACACCGCGGTGCAGAACGTCGTGTCCAGCATCGACGGGATGCGCGGGGCCACCGAGGAGTCGCTGGAGGCAATGACGGCCAAGGCGCTCAACTTCGCTTCGGCGTTCGAGATCGACACGGCGCGCTCCACTCAGGTGGTCGGGCAGCTCATCAAGACCGGCCTGGTGGCCGACGCAAACGAGGGGTTCGACCTCCTCACCTCGGCCATGCAGAAGGTCCCCGCCGCGGTGCGCGAGGACATCATGGACGCGGCCGACGAGTATGGGCCGTTTTTCCAGGCGGTCGGACTGAACGGCACCGAGGCATTCGACCTACTGGTGCGCAGCTCCGAGAAGGGCATGTACGGCATCGACAAGGCCGGTGACGCGCTCAAGGAATTCGGCATCCGGGCCACCGACATGTCCACCACGTCCGCACCCGCGTTCGAGTCCATCGGCCTAGACCAGCAGGAGATGGCGAACAAGCTGCTGGCGGGCGGGGAGACGGCAAACCAGGCGTTCGATCAGATCGTCTCGGGGCTCCAGAGCATCCAGGACCCCGCCGAGCGCAGCAACGCCGCCATTGCTCTGTTCGGCACGCCCCTGGAGGACCTGGGCGTGAACGAGATTCCCGCCTTCCTCTCCAGCCTCCAGGACCTCGGCGGCGGCATGGAGGATGCCGCGGGGGCCGCCGACCGCATGGGCGAGGACATCAACGGGTCGGCCAAGGTCGGCTGGGAGCAGCTTTCCCGCACTTGGGACTCGATCATCGGTCAGCTCGGCGCGGGCCTGCTGCCCGTGCTCTCCCAGGTGATCGACTTCCTGAACCAGAACCCCGAGATTCTGGTGGCCGTCGCCACCGGGCTCGGCATCATGGCCGTGGCCCTCGGCGTCGCCGCCGCCGCGCAGTGGGCGATGAATAGCGCGATGCTTGCCAGCCCGCTCACGTGGATCATCCTGGCCGTCGTCGCGCTCGTCGCGGCCATCATCGCGCTGGCGATGAACTGGGACGCCGTGGTGGCCCTCATCAGCGATGTCTGGGACGGCTTCGTGTCGTGGTTCACCGGGGTGATGGACGGCTTCCTCGGCTGGTGGGATGGTATCTGGCAGGGCTTCCTCGGGTTCCTCAACGACGCCTGGGCGAACATCACGGCCGCCATCGGGGCGGCGCTCGTCTGGATCGTGGACCTGTTCATGAACTGGACCCTGCTGGGCCTGCTGATCCAGTATTGGGACCAGATCGTGGGCGGCGCGACGGCGGCATGGAATGGCCTGATCGCGTTCTTCCAAGGCATCCCCGGGTGGATTCTCTCGATCTTCGTCTCTGCGGGCGTCTGGCTCATCCAGACCGGCTCGAACATCCTCAACGGCCTGCGCTCCGGCGTCGAGAACGGCTGGAACGCGGTCTGGGGATTCATCTCCGGCATTCCTGGCTCGGTGATGGGGTTCTTCTCCAACGCGGGCTCGTGGCTCGTGAACGCTGGTCGCTGGATTCTCGACGGCCTCCTGTCCGGGCTCCGTGCTGCGTGGGACGGCGTGACCGGCTTCATCGGCGGGATCGGCGACTGGATCGCGGAGAACAAGGGACCCGAGGCGTACGACCGGCAGCTGCTGGTGCGCCACGGTGGCTGGATCATGTCGGGCCTCCAGAACGGCCTCATGGACGGATTCGAGGACGTGCAGAGTCAGGTGGCATCCATGGGTGCCGACATCGAGGCCAGTTTCGGCGCTCCCGCGCTCAATGTGCGCGCCGGTAACCTGATGGGTGCCGATGACATTTCGGCCGCCAGCGGGGCGTACAGCGCCGCAGGCGGTGGGTACACGGCCGGTGACCCCCTCACCGAGCGCGAGCAGGACCGCTGGGACCGCCTCACGCAGGAGCTTGCGGACCTCTCCGAGACGGTACGCAGCGCGCGGGGAATCACCGTCAACTCGAACGACCCCGAGGAGGTCGCTGTGGTGGTTGCGGAGCACCTGCGATGACGCGCGTGGTGATCGAGGAGAAGGCCAATCCGGCCAACTCCCTCACGCTCGTGAACCGCTCCGAGTCGCTGATGCAGGGGCCTGCCGTCCAGGATGAGTGGTATCTGCGCGTCGATGGGCTCGATGACGCCTGGTACTCCCCGCCCGACAGTCGGGCCGAGCTGGAGGAGGACCCTGGCAACGATGGGGCATTCTGGCCCGACGAGTACCTGCTGACCTCGCGCACCTTCCCCATCCGCGGCGGGCTCTGGACGCGCAGCAGCTCGCTGTCGCAGGCCGCCGCGCGCTCGCGCCTCGCGCGCCTGCACAACCGGCCGCTGCGCATCCTGGTCGAGGATGAGCTGGGACCCCGCTGGGTCGAGGGGTTCAGCCGCCAGCGGCCCATCGTCACGCGGCCGTCGATTCACCGCGTCGAGTTCACCCTGTTCATCTCGTGCCCCAGCCCGCTCAAGGTCGGCCGCGAGGCACCCTTTCCCGTGCAGAACGGGATTGCCCGCGTCGAGAACGCGGGGGACTATCCCACCTGGCCCACCTTCCGTGCCAGCGGACTGGTGACCGTCCTGGCGTCGGAGTTCCAGGGCCACGTCTTCGCCTGGGCGGGGCTCTCCACTACAGGCATCACGCTCGACCCGCAGACTGGGATCGTGACCAACGGGCTCGGCGACGAGATCGGCGGCATCCAGGTGGACGATGTGTACCGCATCCCGCCCGGCGCACACGAGATCGTCGTGGAGTCTGACGCCCCCGTGACCGTGGGGGTGCGTCCCGGATGGCTCTAGAACCGCTGCGCGCCACGCTCTACGACCTCAAGACGGGGAACTACCTCCGGCGTATCCCGATCAAGACTGCGCCCTGGGGTAAGGAGCTGAACCGCTGGGGAAAGCTAGAGGTCACTCTGCCGCGCTCGACCTCGGCCAACCTGCCGCTGCTGCGCTCGCTGGCTCAGCCGTGGCGCACCCTGCTGGTGCTCACCCGGGGCCAGCGCGTGATCCACGCCGGGCCGGTCACCGCGCGCCCGTTCGGCGACCGACTCCAGCTCAAGGGCGAGGGGTTCGGTGCCGTCTTCCGCAAGCGCCTGGTTCTCAACCGCGCACTGCGGGGCATGACCCTGGATGGTGAGGTGCTGATCGATGAGGACAATCCGGCACCCGAGTGGCAACTGACGTTCAGCGGATCGTACGTCGATATCGCCGCCAAGCTCGTGGAGGAGACGTATGTCTGGGGCGAGCTGCCGGTGACGACTCCGCCGCGCCAGGGGGGCATCGCGACTCGCACGTACTACGGATACGACTTCGCCACCGTCGAGGAGCGTCTACTGCAACTCACCAAGCTGGAGAACGGTCCCGAGCTGCGGTTTACGCCCAAACTGGTCACGGGCGGAATCCAGTTCGACCTGGAGGGTGCCACCGAGCTGGTGAACAAGCACCACCGCTGGAGCACCGAAATCCCCGGCGACCGTTGCACCATCGGGCGGATCGATGACGACGGCGAGGCCATCGTGACGGACCAGTGGATGCTCGGCGGTCGGAACGAGGACATCATGCTGCTGACCCGCGCGAAGGACGCGCCCGCGGTAGCCCCTGCCGTGAACAAGATTCTCGACCCGCGCCTCACCAGCGTGAACGGCTACCCCGCGACACGCGTATCCCGCGGCGTCGATCCCATCTTCCCTGGCGCGCAGGATGGCGTTCCCCACAACGGTCTGCTGCTGCATTCGCCGGACCCGAAGAACAACGACAGCTTTGCATCCGTCCGAACCGATGCAGGCTTCGGGATCAGTATGGAGATGGAAGCGGGCAAGTCCTACGTGTTCAGCGCGACCGGTTCGGTGCGTTCGATCCTCAAGGGCACCCCGCACCCCCGGGCTCGGCGCATCGTCGTGTTCCACCGCGCGGGCTCGGGTGCATACACCGAGGTCATGAGCCCGCCGATTCCCGACCTGGTGGAGGCCGGGGGCGGCGGTGGGGTGCGCCTGCGCGTGGAGTTCACCCTGCCCCCCGAGACCACTGAGGCATTCATCCGCCTGTACCACGGGCACACCGCGGGCTCGGTCGCCTGGGCTATGCCCCGCCTGTCCGAGAAGGGCAACGACCCCGAGGTGGATGACGGCGCGTATTTCTGGGGCGGCAAGCCCGCAGGCGGAGGGTACGCCTACGCCTGGCAGAGCACCCCAGACCTGTCGCCGTCCTCCCGCACCGTGACGACCCCGCCGCCGCCGCTCCTCCAGGGCTACCCCCTGCTGCAAATCGCGGACACCTCCCACTCGACCGTCTCCGAGATCGGCACGCTGCGCGGATACGCACGAGAGGCGATCCTGCGGGGCGCTCGCACCCAGGAGGTCATCGACGTGACCGTGAGCGCGGAGGAGGACGTGGAGCCCGGCGACTGGGCGGACGTGCGCACGGTCCACCCGCTCTATGGTGAGGTGGTGCTGCCCCTCAAGGTGGTGGCGGTCAGTGGTGACACGAGCGACCGAATCAAGCTCTCGTGTCGCATCAGGAACGGGGAGGAACCGAGCTGATGGCAGGCTACAACCCCGCGACAACCGATGCCTGGGACCTCATCAAGCGCCGCCAGCAGGATGAGGCGCTGGCGACCAAGGAGGCTCTGCGGGTCGGGGGCACTCAGCCATTCCAGGTGAAGCGTAAGACCGCCCAGAGCATCGTCCGGATTGACGAGCAGCAGGAGGACCTGGAGGCCCAGCAGGCCCAGCTCGCGGAGCAGCAGGAGCAGCTCGCCGTGATCGTCTCGCAACTCGGCGATATCGTCCAGGCCATCCCAGTGAACCGGAAGGGCGAGGGGACCAACGGCAACTGGACGCCGAGCGGGAGCTGGCAGGAGGTCGCTGCTGTCGAGGTCGGTCGCCCGGACGGCAAGAACAACATGGAGGCGCAGGCCATCGCCGTCATCAACGCGCAGTTGAACAGCAGCGAGGTGATCCTGCCCCTGGTGAAAATGCGCGTGGTGATCGACGGCGACGTGGGCGTGGAGGTGGACGCCCGCGGCAACTTCGTGGTGGGCGACGGCTCGGGCAGCAAGGTGTTCGTGTCCGGCACCGCGCTGAACGTCCACGTACGCAGCGGCAGCGGCAACGTCCGCGCCTCGGTCCAGGTTCGATTCGACTGGACTATCGCACCGACGCAGGGCTATAGCTGGAGCGGCACCCTCGCCCAGATCGCTCTGGATGCGTCGTTCACCCCCTAGGATGGCGGGCATGACTGGAGTCCTCGGGCAGCCGTACCTGACGCGGCAGGACATCGCTGTCGGCGTCGGCACTGACCAGCGTCTCGGCTTCCGGTGGTTCCGCCAGGCGGCGGATGGTGGCCGTGAGCACGTGGACCTGTACGGCTACACGGGCGTGGTCCGGTTCGAGTCGATGGATGGGCGGCCGTGGGTCGAGTTCGCGCCGCTCCTCCACGAGGATGGCCTGTGCGAGGTGATCCTGACGCCCGACACCACGGACGGCATCGAGTGGCTGTCGCGCACCTCTGGCCGGTGGTCCGTCGTTCTGACGGCCCCTGATGGCACTAAGACCTGCCTGGCGGCGGGGTATCTGAGCATCGTGAGCATGGGAGCACTTTGAGCATGACCATGGAAGTCAAGGACGTTGTGCAGGTCGGCATCCCCGGCTCCGCGGGCACGGTCACACCGGCAGCCCAGGCTGCATTGGCAGCGGGGGAGCTGGCGCGAGATGCAGCGATCGCTGCCCAGGAGGCCGCCGAGTTTGCCGCGGAGCACTCTGGCAATCTCGCGTCGGCAACGGCGGTGACTCTCTCGCCCGATGCCCCGGCGACCGTAGTCCTGGAGGGGCCACTCGATGCGCGCAACGCGCGATTCGGAATCCCCCGGGGCCTCCCTGGCGTCAACGCCGTGGAGAACGACGCGGCCGTTGCCACATACCTGCGATCCGAGGGCACGCAGGCGCGCCAGGCCGCGAGCGAGCGCATCGCCGCAGAAGTGGCAGGCCGGAGCGCGAAGGCAGTAGGCGCTGGGCTCGGTGCCGCCAATGATTCCCCGTTGCTCCAGGCGCTCCTGGACGTGTTCGACAACGTGGTGATTCCTGCCGGAACGTACAACATCGGCACCCCCCTGGTTATCCCCCGCAGTGGGCAGACGATTACGTTTGCGGCGGGAACCAAGCTCAAGGCGCAGGCGGGGCTTGGCGGGCTCGGGGTGGCGATGCTGAGCGCTACCGGACGTAGCGAAGTCACCGTCGTGGGCAACGGCGTGATCTTCGACATGAATGCGGTCACGGATCGTGCAATTCGGATCATGGGCACAAGCTCGGCCAACGTCGATGGCATCAGGGTTTCCGGAGTGAAGGCCATCAACGCGCCGAGCACGGCGGATGGCTCTGCTGCTATCGAGTTCCGCTACGTCAACAGCCCCGATGTGGTCGGCATCGAGGTTCGGGACTACGGGTACGCCACGACGCGACCAGCTGGAGATGGATGGGGCTACGGGCTCGGATTCTTCTTCTGCACGGATGTGAAGACTTCCCGCATCCGCCTTATCAACTGCGATGTGGGCCTGGAGATTCAGGCGTGCGACGATGTGCAGGCATCGCTCCTCACGATCCGCGGGTGCCGTGATAACGGCATCTACATCCTGTCCAACTCGACCTCGGTCAACATCTCGCAGTCCCGCATCGACGCCTGCGAGGAGGGCGTCGTGGTCCGGTCGGATGACGTGACGCTGGATCGCGTCAAGATCACCAACTGCACCAACAAGGGCGTGAGCCTGCGAGTGGGTCAGCGAGTCAAGATCACCCGCTGCCATTTCCAGGGCAACGCCACCCACATTGGCGACGCGGGGGCCACCGGGGGAACAGTGAGCCGCGGGATGGTCTGCGGTAACACGTTCAAGGATTCCACCGCAGCAGCCATCTTCCTAGTTCTGCTGACGGACTCGGACATCTGCGGGAACAGCTTCGATGAATCCCTGGTCACGGATCACGTCATCCGGGTGAATAACGCCCTGCGCGTCCGGATCAACGAAAACCGATTCGACAACCCGGGCAAGACGGCCGCGAACACCGTCCGCGTCGCTGGCTCGTCGGTTGACTGCGAGGTGGCGCGTAACACATTCGTCGTCGCAGCCACGGCTATCAACATCTACGACTCGGGCGCGCTCCCGACCGGTACTCGGATCATCCACAACCTGTTCCGGGATGTCACGACGCAGATCGCGCTGAGCGGTGGCGTCCTCGCGCAGACCGTGCGCGTGCCCATCGTCGCCAGCGCCCTTAACAACTTCGGATTCATCGCGGCCGGGGCGTCGGCTTCGTTCGACATGAACGTCCCGAGCGCTGCGGTGGGTGATCGCGTCATCCTGAACCCGCCGAACAACCCGGATGGCATCGTTTTCCAGGCGTTCGTTAGCGCAATCGATACCGTCACGGTTCGAGCCCGCAACGTCTCCGGCGCGAGCATCGACCCTGACCCGGCATCCAGTCGGTATCGGGTCGAGGTCGGCTGAGCGTAGGATGCGGCCATGACCGAACGCATGCAGCTCGATGCACGAGTGATCTCCCGCGGCGAGGTGGAGCTGGCTGACGGCTCGCAGCTCGTCATTCCCAACGAGGGTGTGCCCACTCAGGTGGCGAACCCCGGCCGCGCCGTCGTGCGTACGCTGGTCGCCAACCTGGTGGGCCTCCTGGTGGCCCTGCCGACGATCAACGCGGCACTGGCCGCCCTCCAGGACTTCCTGGCCACGCAGACGCTCTACGAGCTGCCCGCGTGGGTCTGGGTGGTCGTGAACGGCGCGGCGGCGGCGTTCCTGTTCGTGTCGCTCCTCATCACCCGCCTCATGGCGGTGCCGGGGATCAACGAGTGGGTGAAGCGCTACATCCCGGCGCTGGCCCCCATCCCGTTGGTCAAGGCCGACGATTCCAACGGCTGATATCGCGCCGACGACGAGAGCCCCCATCCACATCGGATCGGGGGCTCTCGTCGTTTCTGCGGGCCTAGCTGGCCTCCTGGGTATCCTCACCTGCCCCCGACGATTCCAGGGCCTCCTGGAGGCGCTGAGCGCGTCGCTCGCGGGCGAGCTTGTTGCGCCGGATGCGCCGGGCCTCGGCCTTCGCCCGTTCGACTGCCGCCTGGCGCGCGCCGTCCGCCGCGTTGCAGCTCATACACGCGGGCCGCAGGTTGCCCTTCACGTACTTGCCACCCTTCCGGCCGGGCCGGGGGTAGCGGTCGCGGGTGATCTCCGAGCAGAGGAGCTGACGGCCGCAGAACGCGCAGGGGGCGGTGATGCCATCGCCGAACGTCCCGAGCAGCCAGACGTTTAGCGCCCGGCGCACCGCGGCGCTGGGTACGTCGTTCTTGTTCGAGCCCCTGTTGGCCCGCCGCGGTGCGCCCAAGGCCCTACCTGTCGTCCTGCCAGCGAGCCTCGGCCGCGCGGTACGCCTGGTCCTCCAGGTCGAGGGCGGCGTCGATGTCGCCCGTGCCGTCGCAGCGCGGGCAATCGTCCGTCTCGGCGTAGTTCACCTCGGGCTCCTCGTGGATGACCACGGAGCCCGCGCCGAGGCAGTCCGGGCAGGTGCTCATCGCAGGCCCTCCAGTTCGTCGGCGAGGAGGAGCTGGACCTCTGCCAGCGTCTTCGCGTTCCGGGCGGCGGCGTAGAGCGTACCGACCAGCTCGCGACGCTCGCGCTTGGCCTTGGCCTCCAGCTCGCGCTCATGCTCGTCACGCCATTCCTGGAGCCCCAGGCCCGCCACGGCCGACGACTGGAACCTGCGCAGGTCGCGCTCCAGGTAGGCGCGGACGCCCTCGGGGGGAAGCTCGGAGGACATCACCCCATACCGGGCGATCTGAGCGCGCATGGCGTAGTGGTCCTCCATGGTGGCGACGTTGTGCTCGATCACCACCTGGACGGCGGGAGCGCCGGGGAAGGCGGGTTCAGGAGGGAGGACGCCCATCAGCCCATCTCCTCGGCGAGCTTGGCGGCGTCTTCCTCGGGGTTGAGGTAGGCGTGGATCGCGGCGTCCGCCCATTCGGGCTCGCCCGTCTCCCACCGCATGCGAGCCCGCGCAGCGCGCATTCCGGCGTCGTGGTCGCGCTCGGCCTTGCTCGGCTGTGCGGAGCCCGTGGGGGCCTCCTCACCCTCCAGGGCGGCGCGCCAGACGATGCCGGGTCGGCCGGAGCGCAGTGGACGCTTGAGCACCGAGCCGTCATCTGCACGAGCCTCGGTCACCCAGCCGGTCAGCACCAGCTCGTTGCGGCGGGAGCGCACGCCCGAGGCGCTGAACTTGTCGTCGGGGTGGCGCTGGACGAGGTGCGCCAGCAGCTCCTCATCCGTCGCGGGCCCGCTTTCGGTGAGCGCGCGGCGGATGCGTGTGTACAGCTTGGCGGTGCTCTCCTTGGTGAGGGACAGGGCGGCCTCCCAGCTCGTGCTGCGGCCGTTGCGCTGGACGCGCGTCTTGGGGTCGGGGGTGGTGGTCATGCTCGTGCCTTTCGGTTCAGTGGCTTACTGGGGGCGGATGTACTCGACGGGGGCGGACGCCCCGTACGGGGGGAGCGCGAGGCGCGCCTGGACAGCGACGATGAGCTGGCCCTGGCTGGAGGGACCCCAGCCGCGCATCTCGGGCACGGCCATGTCGAAGTCGTCCATGGAGACGTAGCGCGGGATCGCGTCATCGGATGCGGCGACATCCTCGGCGATGCGCTCCACTGCGCAGTCGAAATCGTTGAGCAGGTCGCGCACGACCTCGGCGACGCGCTCGGGCACGTCCGCCTCGCGCTTGGGGTTCTCGTAGCGCCAGACCTGCTGGGCTGAGATGCCGAGGCGGTCGGCGAGGAAGTCTGTCGATACTCCGAGCGCGTCGTGCGCCGTGCGGAGGTCGGCGGGGCTCAAAACGCCCCCTTGCGCGGGCGCTGGTTCAGCGCGATGAGCAGGGCGGTGACGACGGCCGCGGGCATGTAGCCCAGCCAGATCACCAGGATGATGTCCCAAGGGTTCACGTGGGGGTCCTTTCGGTTCGGATGTCAGAGACTCTACACCGAAACAGTTTGGTTGCAAACCATGGATGTGTTAGAGTCGCTAACATGACACGCACCGAACGCCGCCAGACGCGGCTCCTCCTGGTCATCATCGTGCTGGCCTCGGCCCTCGGCCTCCTGGCCGTGCCCCCGACTGCGGACGGCTCGGCACTCATCCCGCTGTCGCTGGTCGGTGGCATCGTCGGGCTCTGGCTCCTGCGCCCGGGCAAGGCAAAGGCCCCCCGGCAGAACCGAGGGGCCTAGCACCCGAAAGGTTGCCCTCCACCCCTGGAAAGCGAACACGCAAACCCACCATACACCGAAAGGTCCACCCCCATGAAAAACCTCACCGTACTGGCTGACGGCACCGACGAGGCCGCCTGGCTCGCCGCTCGAATCCCGGTCATCACCGCCACGCAGGCGGCGGCCATCGCGGGCTCGCACCCGTACTACAAGCTGATCGATGTCTGGAACGAGAAGACCGACCCGAACCACGACAGCGAGGCGAACCGGAACGCCTACCTGATGGCGCGCGCCGCGGTCGGCGCGGAGCGTGAGCCCGAGATCATCCGCTGGGCCACCGAGCTGCCGGAGACGGGCGGGGCGTCCGCGCCGTTCAAGCCGTCGCACGCGCTCGTCACCCGGCCCGAGCTGATCGAGGAGTTCCCCGAGCTGCCCCCGGCTGCGACGCCGGATGCGTGGAAGTCCGTCCGCGGCAAGCTCGTGCTGATGGAGGCGAAGACCACCCAGCAGGACTGGGAGAGCGACGGCCTCCCGCAGCACATCTACGACCAGGTGCTCTGGCAGCGCTGGGTGACCGGCGCGGTGACTGTCTGGATCGCCGTCGAGCGCACCGAGTGGACCGGCCGCGGTGCCAACAAGGTGGCCACCATCGTGGCCCGCTCCATCCTCAAGGTCAGCGACGACGACCCCCAGCGCCTCGCGTTCCTCCAGGAGCGCGTCGCCGAGTTCCGCCAGATGGTCGCCGAGGGCATCGCGCCCGAGTCCGACGTGAACCTGTCGGAGCCCTCCGACTGGAACGAGGCCGAGGAGTTCGAGCGCATCGAGCAGGACCTGGACCGGCTGGCCGAGATCGAGGATGAGATCGCGGCCAAGGTCAAGGAGGCCGACGCGATCAAGAAGCGGATCAAGCCCATCGTCACGTCGTACGCCGGGCGTCGCATCCACCTGATCGGCAAGCGCCGCATCGTCAAGCTCGTGCGCTCGTACGTGACCAAGCGGGACTTCTCCCAGGTGGACCCCGCCACCCTCCGCGCCATCACCTCCTGGAGCGAGCAGGAGACGATGCGGGTCGAGCCGAACCCTGACTACATCCCGCCCGCCGAGCCGGTCGCGCCCGCGCCGGTTCAGGACTAAACTAGAACCACCCAACCGAAAGGAAAGAACGTGACCACCTCCGAACTTGAGCGGTACGAGTCCAGCAGCATGACCGACCGCATGGAATACGCGAAGATGATCGCCCAGGCCGACGACCTGGTGCCCAGCGGATTCCACGATCCCGTCATCCGCGAGATCAACGGCAACATGGTGAAGGTCGCCGGACAGGTCGGACCCGTGAACGCGGGGAAGGTTTTCCTGGCGTTCGAGTACGGCGCGATGCTCGGCCTCCACCCCCTCGCCGCCCTGATGGGCATTCACGTGATCGAGGGCAAGCCTGCGGCATCCGCTGGCCTCATCTCGTCGCTCGTGCGCACGGCGGGCCACCGCCTCCGAGTCACCACCAAGGGCGACTGGGAGGATGGCACGTTCGAGGCCAAGGCCGAGCTGACCCGTGCCGACGATCCCGACTTCACCTTTACCGCCACCTGGACCAGGCGGGACGCCGAGCGCGCCAAGCTCCTCAGCAAGGACAACTGGGCGAAGTACCCCGCCAGCATGGCCAAGGCTCGCGCCATCACAGCGGTGGCTCGCGAGGGTGCCGAGGAGGCCCTGTTGGGCGTCCACTACACGCCCGAGGAGCTGGGCGCTGCCGTGGACTCCAACGGCGAGGTGATCGTGGTTCAGGAGGGCGAGGAGGGCGAGGAGGGCGCGGCCCCTGCCGTCGTGGTCGCCGACGAGGCGGACAAGCCCGCCCCCCGCAAGCGCGCCACCAACGGCCGCCAGGGCACCAAGCGCAAGACCTCCACGGCAGGCAGCACCACGTCGGTGCCGATGGATGCCCCGGAGACGCCGCAGGAGCCCGCCGAGGATGTCGTGGACGCCGAGGTGGTGGTGGAGCCCCAGGAGGACTCCGCGGAGGCCGCAGAGCGCGAGGAGCGCGCGCGCATCGCCGCCGAGCAGGAGGCGGCGGCGCGGGCGGCTGACGAGGCCGAGCCCGAGGTGACCCCGCAGGACCTGGCCAAGGTCGCCGCAGCTAAGGCCGCCGACGCCAAGCCGGGCGAGACGGAGGTGCAGTACCAGCAGCGCAAGCTACGCGAGCACCAGGCCCAGCAGCGCCCCTCGGGCGTCCCCGGCGTCCCGCTCGTCTCGGAGGGATATCCCGACCTCGCCACGGGCGTGGTGTACGAGACGGCCGACGAGCTGACCCAGGCCATCAAGGAGCGGGTGCAGGCCAAGCGCGCCGCTGAGCAGCAGCCCACCGAGGAGCCCGCGGGCGGCCCGTCGTGGGATGACGCGCCGGAGGAGCCGGGCGCTCCGACGCCGTACGAGCTGGCGCGCGAGGAGGAGCCCGAGAACTGGGAGCGCATGGCCAAGGCGTGCCGCACCCAGGCTGAGCTGCTGAACGTCTGGAACGACTCGGCCAAGGCTGGGAAGCGCGACGCCGAGCTGGCCAAGCTCATCATGGCCATCAAGCCCACCCTGCCCGAGCAGTGAACGACCTGGACCTGCCCCCCGGCTTTCCCCGGCCGGGGGGCACGGTCCCTACGGGGACCACACCCAGGGGCGGAGTGTTCGCCATCTCCGAGGTGGTACCCATCGTCCAGCAGGCGGCAGGCGAGATGCGCCGCCTGCGCGAGGAGTGGGTGCAACTACGGAACGCGCGCGATGAAGCCAAGGCCCACGCTAAGAAGGTCCGCGCCGATCTCATCGTGACCCTGCGGGTGTGGGGCAACGACGAGAACGGCGGCATGCCGATGAAGACCAGCGTGGAGCGCAACGAGTGGGCCGACGCCGACGCGAACGTGCAACAGGCCGAGCTGGAGGCCGACCTGGCCCAGACGGCAGCGATGAACGCGCACGCGGCCTGGAGCGAGGCGCAGGCTTATTTCCAGACCCTCCAGAGCATGCTGGGCATGGAGCGCGATCAGCTCAAGTGGGAGCGCGGCGGCGGGGCTGGCACGGGTGATAACACCCCGTTCTGACCGCTGGCCCGTGCTCACCGTCGCCAGGCTGGCCGAGCGCGACCCCCGCCGCTGCATCCACTGCGGTGCGGTGGCGGGGCTCAGCATCCAGCACCGCGCTGGCAAGGGCATGGGGGGCGATCCTACGGCCGAACACCCGGCCAACGGGGTCATCCTATGCATCGAGCTGAACGTGGCCGCAGAGGCCGACGTGCGGGCGATGGAGCTATGCGTGGCGTACGGGTGGAAGATCAGGCGCGACCAGGACCCCGAGCGGGTGCCGGTCTACGACGCCGTGGAGGGCCGGTGGTATCGCCTGACCGACTCTCTGACCCCCGCGGGCCGAGTGCCCGTAACATGACAGGACCCCCGCCGAGGGTGAGATATCGGCGGGGGTCCAGAACAGTTTGCACGCGAACCCCAGCATATAGGGGTCGCACGACGTTTGGAACACAAGATGAGCAACCGCGCACTGACGTGGGCATTCTCCACCCCCCTCCCGACATCCCCCAAGTTCGTGCTGGTGGTCCTGGCCGACCTCGCCGACGAGGCCGATTCCTGCTACCCCGGCGCGCGCTACGTCGCCGACGCCATCGGGGGCAGCGTCCGCACCGTCCGGCGCGCTCTCGCGGAGCTGGAGGAGCTGGGCTACATCCAGCGCGAGGAGCGCTATCGGCCGGGCGGGTCGCAGGCGTCGAATCGCTACCGGCTGAGCGTCGGCTGGCATCCCGCGACTGTGGATAACCCTGTGGATAAACCGGGTGACAATTTGGCAGGGGGGCCACAGTGACAGGGGGCCCCGGCCAATCTGTCACCCCTTGAACCCCCATCTACCCCCACGAGATATAGAGAAACGATGCTGACGACGAGTAAGGCGCGGCGAGTTATCCACATCGTGGGCTGCCGCCCTCCGCTTCGCTCCGGTTGCCACAGAGTTGCACTTGAGCGTTAGAGGGCCTATCGTCCTAGTAAGCACCTAAACCACCCCAAGCGAGGAGCACACCATGGCACGCGTCCACCACGTCAAGCGGAGCAACAAGGAACACGTCTGCGGCCGAGGAGGTCACACGATCCCGAAAGGCGAGCCGTACAGCTGGGCCAAGCCCGGATTCCGAACCCGAGTCCCGCTGATCCGCTGCACCGCCCACCCATTCCGCCCATCCGAGCTGACCACCTCGGCGGCATCTGCGCCGATGGCAGCCCTGGAGGCCCTGGAGGACGAGGTGAACGGCATGGACCCCAGCGATGCCGGAACCCTGGACGAGCTGGAGTCAGCCGTGGAGGCGTTCGCGTCGGCCGTCCGCGAGTACGCCGACGAGCGCGAGCAGGCGCTGGAGGCTTGGGAGAACGGCAACAGTCAGCTGGAGGAGCTGAACGACATCGCGCAGGCAGCGGCCGATGAGGCCGAGGGGATCGAGGTCGAGAGCTGGGATGAGTCCGAGCCCGACCAGAGCGAATACGAGGACGAGGACGGCAACCCCGACGAGGCCGAGTATGAGAACGCTCTGGACGAATACCAGGAGCGCCTGACCGAGCACGTCCAGGGCCAGCTCGATCAGGTGCTCGACGCGGCGCAGAGCATCGAGTTCTGATGGCTCGGCTGCCCCGCATCTACCTGGTGACTGGCACCTGGCCGGACACCTCGCGCAAGACCCGGAAGTACCTGACCCCCGAGGCCGCCGACGAGCGGCGCGAGAAGTGGGAGGCCAAGGGTGCGACCGCGACGGTGCAACCGAGCTACCCCGTGGCCTTCCCGGACATCAAGGGCGACCGGTTCGACATCCCGGATGGCCTGATCTCTCGGGACACCTGGCACGACCTCGCGGCGCGTCTCGGCATCAAGCCCGAGGCCGTCCGCGGCATCACCGTGACCCCCACGCAGATCGTGGTGGAGTACGACCCCGAGCCCAAGCGGCCCGGGAAGGCTGAGCCGCGCCTGTGGCTCATTCAGATCGAGGAGGGATGACCCCATGGGCATCAAGCACGCCACCACCATCCACGAGCGCCACACGCCCCGCGGCGCGCGCATGATGAACGAGCACCGCCGCATCGGCGCTCGGTTCGCCCCGAGCGCTCGCGAGTGGTTCGCGATCCGCCGCGAGGAGCACGCTGCATGACCGGGGAAACCGTCATCACGGTGGTGGGCAACCTCACCGCCGACCCGGAGCTGCGCTACACCCAGAGCGGCCTCCCGGTGGTGAACTTCACCATCGCGAGCACTCCCCGCACGTTCGACCGGCAGGCCAACGAGTGGA